ATCAATAATTCTTTCAAGCATCATTCTTTGACCTAATGGAACTTGAACTCCTGCTTTTTTTAATTCAAATAATAACAAATATTTAGAATCAAATTCTAGAACTGCGTCAATATCTGAAGGGTAAATGTTGCCACTTTTTACTCCTGTAAAATCAATTAATTGCTTCGCTCTGTTCGGATGTTTTATTAATCCCATCTTCTAATTTTTTTAAACTTTCATCTTCAATATTAATAAACTCCTCAAGAGTTTTTATTTGTTCTTTATATAATTCTATTATTTGTCTACGATGTTTTAAGTCGTGCATATTATCTGAACAACTATCTAAAAAATGTTTCTTTATATATTCAGAGATTTCCATTTTATATAATTATTAAACTCATCCAAGTTAATACAAATAACATTACAAGAAATAAAAATTCTACTATTATCTTTTTCATTTTATTTACATTTACAATTTTTACAAACTCCATTTTTTCTTGGTACTACTCTGTAACAGTTACTTCTATTACAGAGCCATACATTAAGAAATCTTTTTATTATACCTCTTAAAAAATTATACATATATAGGAGGGTCACATTCTACATAAGCAACTACTTTAAGAATAACTGCTTCGCATTTAGAATTAGGGTCTATGCCTATTGTATCTAAATGGTCTTCCCATATATCAGGGTTATCGTCTTTTTGTATTTCCATCCATTGTGGTTTTAAATATTTAGTGCAGGTATTTTCATATATACCATCTGCTAAATCTTTTATTGACAAGACATCTTCAGTTATTGAAGTTTCTTTTCTTTTTTTCAGTTGCTTATAAGCGTCTGAATGTTTCATTATTTCATTTATCTGTTTCATAATACTTAATTAAATTGTTTATTTTATTTTCTACTGCATCCCACATATCAGCCTCAAATTCACTTGTTGACCATTGCATATACTGTTTACAGTTTTCTTTCATAACTTCTAAATCTTTTTTTTGATTCATAAAGTTGCTATAATGTTTCATTATCTAATATGATTTTTTCTAAGCCACTTACTTATTGATGCCCAAGTTTTAACAACCATAACTGTATGAAGGTCTAAACCTTTTTCATCATTTGTTATTTCAATACTGAACCAATTAAAGATGTTTTTGCTTATTAATATAGTACCAAAATGTTCTTTTTTTATTTCAGCCCATCCTCTGTTTATTACAGTTTGTTTTAAATTTTTCATTTTTAATTATTTAATTATTTAATCTGCAACATTGCATTGAAGCTAAGGGTGGAATTGAACCACCCTGCAACCATTTTAGCTTTATGAATAATCTTCTATCTCTATATCGTAATTGCTCAATATTAAGTTAAAGTTTTTTATTCCTGTTTCTGTGTTACCCCAACCTATTAAACAATCTTGTAATTCATCAGTTAAATCCCACGAACCTTGTTCCTCTTTTATGTTATTTAATATTTTGTATAAATCTAAATTTTTCATTGTTTTCATTTTTAATTTTTAATTATAATACAATTTAAAAATTTTTTTAATAAAAACAAAGAAATATTAAAATTTTTTTTAATAATTTTTTAAGATATTATTTTCAACTAGCATCTCTAGAATCTCAAGCCAGTCGTTTTTTTCCATGATAACGTACTCTCTACCACCTTGACGTTTGTGATATATTAATTTATATAATGGTTTGTTAGGTCTCATTTGGTCAAGAATCTTATGATAACTAGGATTGTTAATAGTTGCCTTGCATTGTATTGCAAATGGGTCTGTACCCACTAAATCAATTTTAGCATCATCTATTGCTTTGCTAGCATAACGTGAAGTTTCACAATACTTCCAACCTAAATTCCTAAACTCTTTCCGTATCGCTCTTTCGTAATCGTGTCCCTTTCTTCGTGATTTCATTCCTGACATAGAATAAAGATAACACTCCGATTAGGATAATTGCAACAAATTTAATTATTCTTTTTTTTACCATCTCTTTCTTTAAATAAGGCATAACCTAAATAACAATAGTTTATAATATCTGCAAACCTAGAATGAATAGGCTCTGACTTTTTTAAATTAGCATTTTTCAAATGTGCAAAAACTGACTGTATTTGCTTTTCAAAAAACGTACCCCATACTTTAAGTTCAGAGGTCTCTAATCTTTCTGCGGTACTCTTGAAATTATTTAATACGTCTTCATCTTCATTAGTATATTCAGGTCTTTTGTTTGCCATAATATCAAATGAATAATCGTTTAATTGTTTTACTAATTTGTCAAATTCTGTCTGTGTCATATTAAAATAGTGTTAATTGTTTTATGTGTTCATTATATCTTTTAAGAGCTGATTCATAATATTCTTTATCTATTTCATATCCTACCAAATCATATCCTAAATTATGACAAGCTATTGCTATTGAGCCACTACCTAAATGAGTATCTAATATTTTATCTTTTTTTTTAGCATAATTGATTAATAACCATTCATAAAGTTTAATAGGTTTTTGACAAGGATGTATTCTTGTGTGTATTCCTTTTGCTAAAAAACCCTTTTCAATATATATTTTTATGTAATCTATTTTTTTTTGTTGGCTACAAGATGCTATTTCACAGTCACTCATATTTTTAGTATTATTACCACCTTTATACCAAACTATTGCACCTTTTCCATTACTAAAACAATTATAATAATTAGCACCCCATATTATTTGATTTTTACTAACTCTTTGTAACTCTTTAAAATATTGTTTATTAGGAATATCATCATTCCATTCTACTGCTTTATCTACTTTTTTTTGTCTTGGTGCATTATTTTGAGGTGTAAAATTACCAATTCCATAAGGAGGGTCAACAATAGCTAAATCAAATTGATTATCTTCCATATGTTTCATTGCTTCCATACAGTCTTCGTTATAAATTTCAATCACAAAACTTTTTTTAAAATGTCATATTTTAAAGGGTCAAGTTCTTTAATCTTACTCAAGAGAATTAATTGTTGTTGTTTTACTCTTGTTTTTTCTTCATGGGTACTATCTACGCCTAATGTGCATTCAAGCTTTGCCATAGCTTCCATAAAAGCATCAATCTTTGCTCGTGTCACTTTATTGGTTTGATATGTGCCAAAGATTTCTCTTTTTTCGTGTTGTGATAAATCATCAGTTGTCGGTGTCATTAATTGTGAATTTTAAAATTATAATTTCTTTCATCAAGTTTTGATAATTTATTAATATCTTTTTTTGAAATCTTGGTTATAAATTTCATATCTTCTAAAAACCAACAGATAGTTTTTTTATTAATATTTTTTTGTTTAAAAGGAAATATTTTAACTTTATCTTGACTTTCAAGTTCTATTGCTTTTGAAATTGGTAAAAAATGTATATCTCCAATTTTATCATCTAGGAAAATTATTATAACATCATTGCCTTTTTCATTTAGTTTTAAATATTCTTGATAATGCCTAAAATCTATTCCTGTCATTGGATATTGGTTTAATCTTGCTTTAGTTTTTATCTCTATATATTTTATATCATTATTAGTTTTGTTCATTAGTATCATATCTATCCAATGTGCTTTATTTTTTATATTATTTGTTAAAATATCATATTCAGGAAATAAATTTTTTATAATATCAATAATTATAAATTCCCCAAGAGTTCCTTTTTTAAAACTATTTGTTTTAGTAAACATTAAAATTTATTTATTTCATTACCATAGTTAAACCAACCTTCTCTTTGCTCTCTACTAAAATAATCTAACTTAGTGCCTACACATATATCATTCACCATATCATAAAAACAATCAGGTTTTCTACTGTGTTCTCTACCTTTTTCGGTTATAATATCTCTATATTTTGTATTATTATAAATTGGTTTGCCTTTAATTCCAAGTAAACAAAATTCACATTGCATTCTGAGCCAATGTCCCATCCCAATTTTATCTTTATTCCATACAAGTGTTGCTTTATATTGAAAACCCCAATGTTCTAAAATTTTTTTAGATTCATACAAATATGCTTGTGTTGTCCATAACCATAATATTGAATTATCAGAAGCCGGTAAATTTATATTGTATATTTCATTTAAATCCATAGATGGATAAGGATTTGCTATTCTACTACTATCAGGGTCATATTTTCTATCATATTCCCAAGGTGGGTCTACAACTATAATATCATACTCATTTAATAGTGTATTTGTATCAATGTTTTTTATATGCTCTTTTTGTTTTTTTAAATCTTTATCTCTTTCAATTTGTTTTGCAACCTTCAACATTCTACTGGTTGTTAGTTCAATACGTTTATTAGTTTCTTCTTTTGCGGTTTCTATTTCTTTTTCAAATGTTTCTTCAGGTAACGATGCGATTTTTTGAAATGCAGAACTTTCATTTTTAGTAATATTAAAATCAGATAGCATTGGTACCTCCTTGTTACCAATGGAAAACCCACCAGTTTTACTTACTTCACTTTTTTTAAGTAACCCACCCAATATTCTTTGTGTTCTAAGTTTCTGTTCTGCAATAATGTTTTGCAATTCAGCATCTTTCTTTTCTGCTTTTGCCCAAGTCTCTATTGCTTTTACTTTATTTAAATAATCAACACCAGTTTCAATGGTTCTGATTTCTTGTAATTGTTGTTTTGCGTTATCTCTTAATTCTAGTGCATTCATAATTTATAATATTAAACTTCCGTCTTTATTAAATTGTTCCCAGTAGAAACCTCTCATATTATCGGTCTCTAAATATTCTTTCCAAACATCAAATGCTATTCTCCAAGCATTTCTACCATACTCAATCATGTCTTCACTCATAGAAAATACTTCTACAGTATATGGATATTTGTTTTCTATAGTTATAAATCTAAATTTAGCAGGGTCATAACCAAGTGCTTCACTATAGAAGCACGCTTGAAGGTGATATGCAAAGTTATATATAGAACTTTTAAAAAATCTAGGACTAGCATCCATAGAGGTTTTTATGTCTATAATATAATCGTTTTCTTTTATGCCATCAGGTCTTACTCTTACATCTACATTATCTATATTACCATAGTATGAAACTTCTGTTTCAGTCAATCGTTGAACCAACTTCTTTGCCAAACTATGATTATTGAAATTTCTTTTTATTTTATTTATAGCTTCCTCTTCCTCTTGTTTAATAACAATTTTTCCTTTGTTGTCATTAATGAAATCTTGCTTTATCTTTTTACCTTCTTTAGTTCTGAGATTAAGTTCAGGCAGTACGGCAATGTCATGACCACCCTCAAGAATTGCAGAATGAACTGCACTACCAAAGTTCATTGCATCTGTCATTTTAAATCCACTATTGAAATAATGATTTATAGACTTCTTGTATATCGTTTTTAATCCACTAGCAGAAATACTATTATGTGAATGATATTCCTCGTT